GGAATACTGCACACGCGAAGAAAGAAGTGTCAGCTGGTGCGTAAGAAAAGCAATGGAACAGTGGCTAAAAGATAAGGGAGTTTGAACGACTCCCGTTCTTTTTTGCCATGTTTTATTATTAATTTTATTAACCTTAATAATATTATTAATGTTATGCCCTCTTTAGCTTAGTTAGATACATTATTTGCAGTTCCGATTTTATAAACATAGTCACTCATATTACCATAACTCGCAAAGTCACAGTCTTTTCCATAAACTCTCCATACCATTTCGTCATCTGAATTAAGCGATGAAATATAACTATAAATGTTGTTTATTTGTGTGCAACTTATCAAGTTACAAACGTTATTTGTTTTTGCGTTAATTTCGCCAGACTTCGGATAAATGCTC